CGGCGCGCCATCGTACGCGCAGCTGCCGAGATTGGCAGGTCCATGGCATGAAAAAGCCCGGCGCTTGGCCGGGCTGGTGACGTCGAAGGTGATGGAGATCAGGATGCGTCGTCGGGCTTGATCTGGTATGGCCTGAAGCGGATCACTTCCTCGCCGATCCAGTCGTTGATCTCGCGGAGGCGCTCCATCAGGGGTTCGAGTTCGTTGCGGGCAAACACGGCGGCGGCGGCCTCGATGGATCCGAAACCTCCGGTATTGTTGGGGATGATGCCCATCAGCTGGGGCGGGACGCGGTGGGCGGCGAGCACGTCGTCTCGGCTCACGTTCTTGATGTTGAAGAACTCGTCCTTGGCCGATACGTCAGCGATCGGCAGGATCTGCATGCCGTCCTTCTTGCCGCCGGGCGCGTACATGAGCAGGTTGCGGAAGTTGCCAGGGCCCTTGCTGTTCTGCATCGCCAGCTTGAGGTTTGTGATGGCCGCCTCGTCCTGCAGGGCATCGGTCATGTACAGGATGAATCCGGCGTGGCTTCCGTTCTTGTAGTATTTGCGGCGGAACAGGGTGGCGGCCTCGTTGAGCCATGCGGCCTGCAGTGCGGCGATGTATTCCGGCAGGCCATACAGCTCCTGATTCGGATCGGGCTCGACCAGCTGGAATGCGCGCCCGGCCTCGAACCACTGGCGGTTGTAGTAGTCCGGCGCGTAGCAGGCGCGGCCATCCTTGCCGCGGCGCATGTACTTGGCCGGCAGCCGCTCGACCTTCACCGGGCGTCCAAGACGGTTGTCCACACGCGTCACCCAGCCATTGCCGAACAGCAGGAAGTCCAGCGCCAGCGCGCTGAAATCCGTGCGGGACAGCATCTGGTGCGGGACGAAACAGCTCGACAGCACGTTCCGCTTCACTTGCATTGCGGACGCGTGGTGCGGGTTCGCGCGGTAGCTCTTCGCCAGGCCGGATAGGCTCACCGGCGGCTCGTACCACTCGCCCGTCCACCATGATTCAGCCATGTCCAGGATGTCGTAGCCCTCGAGCACAGGCTCGGGGTCGCCAAATGTGAAGGCCATGGCGTTGGCCGGGTTCATGGTCGCATCGGTGGTCATCAGAAAATCTCCATGACGTGGGTATTTGTGACGGTCTGGCCCTGCAGCGGCTCGAAGGCCAGCGCGTGCATGACCGCCCAGGCAAGGTCGGCATGCCCCGACTCTTCCGTTCGGCCCGCGTTGTAGGTGATGGCGTTGCCGCTCGGGGTGACCGTCTTGCGGATAGACATGAAGGCTGTGGCCACTTCCTTGGCCCCGGCGTCGTACTCGAAGCGCCCGTTGTAGATCACGGCCTGCGCCTTCATGACCAGCTTGGACTTGACCTCGGGCGAATAGCTGAACTTGCGTGCCGTGGGGAAAAACCCCACGACCAGGTCATAGACCCCGATGCCGATGCCGGTCACGTCGATGCCGATATGCTGCACGTTGTAGCGCTGGGTCAGCTGCTTGATGCGCTCGGCCTGCTGGTCGAACGGCATGTTTCGCCAGCTGTACTTTTCCAGCAGGCGGAACTTTCCCATCTGCACTACCGGAGGTGCTACCACGGCCGCGCTCGCATCGTCCCGGGTCCGGCTCGGGTCATAGCCGACCCACACCGGCCGATCACCGAATGGTCGCGGGGCGAACGGCTTGAAGTCCGGCCAGTCCACCAGGCTGTCCACCATGCAAGCGGTCATCTGGTGCAAGCTGAAAATGCTCATCGTGTCGTCGACGAACTCGCACATCAGCAGCTGCCGGTATTCGTCCTCGCTGTACTCGATGCGCAGCTGGGCAAGATCGAACAGGTCGCACCCGGACGCGACGGCATCCTCCACCGTCACCACCTGGCGCCACTGGCCGTCCTCGCAGGCGCGGCCATCCTTCAGTGCGCGGTGCGACACATCCAGCTTGATGTGCCTGTCCTTCGGGCGGCCCTTGTTGAAGTGCTCGCCCGTCCAGAACGGATAGGCCTCGTGGCTTATGGCGGACGGGGTGGAGATGTACGTCTGGCGCCACTTCTTGTGCATCGCCATGCCGCTGGCCACCTTGCGGAACTCCGTGAAGCGCGGGATCCAGAAGAACTCGTCCATGTACACGTTGCCGTGGTAGGACTGCGCCGTGCGGGCGTTCGTGCCCAGGAAATACAGCGTGGCCCCGTTCCACAGCACGATCGGGTCGCCTTTCAGCTCCACACCCGTCACGTCCTGCACGAACTGCAGGATGTACAGCTTGAACACCTGCGCCTGGGCCTTGGAGGCCGACAGGAAAATCTGATTCCGCCCCGTCTTCAGCGCATCGACCAGCGCCTCCCGGGCGAAATACCACGTGGCGCCGATCTGGCGGGATTTGAGGATGGTGCGGATCCGGTTGTCCTCGCCAGCCTCCATCCACACGCGCTGATAGGGGAAGATGGACTCCTCGAACGCCTTGATCAGCGCCTCGACCTGCTCATCGGAAAGCTCGTTCTTGCGCAACTTCTCCCGCTTGCGCGCCGCCCGCTTGCCGCCCTTGGCCAGCGCCGGGTTCAGCACCGCCTCGGACTCGCCGCGCTCGTACCGCTTGATGCGTGCCGTGCGCATCAGCGCCCGCATCAGGATGTCGATCTCGTTGACCTCGGCCGGGGACTTGTTGTCCTTGGCGATCAGCACCTGGCAGCGCGCGGCGATGGACTCCTCCACCCGCTTTATCTCCGGCGTGCTGTCCCAGTCATCCCTCTGCTTCCAGCTCTGGACGGTATTTGGGTTCGCACCCACCTCGCGGGCGATGTCTGGCACGCGCCAGCCCTGCCAATACAGGTGTTTGGCGCGAATGCGTGGTTCAAGAGCGTTTTTTGGCAGGTCCATGCCGCAAGGGTATGGGGTAGGGAAGGGCTGAAATATCCGCCGGTGCGGTAAACCGCGCCCCTACACGGGCCGGGCGTTGAATAGTGCGCCGCCGCCATCAACCCTTGATGCATGTGACCGAGGAGGCCATGCCCCATGCTCATCAGCAAGTTCTTCCGAGTGGCCCGCGAGGGCGACACCATCGACGGGCGCACCATCACCCGCGAACAGATCGCGCAGATGGCGGAAACCTACGACCCGAAAACCTACAACGCACGCGTCAACATGGAGCACTTCCACGGCCTGGTCCCTGGCGGCCCGTTCGACATGCTCGGCGACGTGATCGCCGTCGAAGCCCGCGAGGAAGACGGCAAGCTCAGCCTCTACGCGAAGATCAAGCCCCTGCCCAAGCTGCTTGAGATCAACCGCGCCGGACAGAAGCTGCACACCTCCATCGAGGTCATGACCAACTTTGCCCGCACCGGCAAGGCCTACCTGGTCGGCCTTGCCGTCACCGACACCCCGGCCAGCCTCGGCACAGAAATGCTCGCCTTCAGCGCGGGAGGCTTCGAAGCCTTCGCCGGACCGGCGCACGAATTCACCCTGGAGATGGAAGGCGAAGGCAAGGACGAGTCCGAAAAGCCCGGCCTGTTCGCCCGCGTCAAGGATCTGCTGAGCGGCAAGGCCAAGACCGACGCCGCCCGCTTCGCCGACATGGACGCCGCCATCGGAGAAATCGCCCAGGCCGTGGCCAACCTCTCCGGGCATGACCACGGCACCGACGCGCTTGCCGTAAAGCTGGCATCCGCCGAATCCGCGCTGGACGACATCAAGGCCGCCCACGCCAAGCTCGCTGACGACTTCGCCGCCCTGAGCGCGAAGCTCGAAGGCGAAACCGACCCCCATCACCAAGAACGCCAGCCCGCCACCGGCGGCACCGGCCTTATCGCCACTGACTGCTGAGGAAAAAACCATGCGTACCCAAACCCGCGAAGCCTTCAACGCCTACAAGGCACAGGTTGCCCAGCTCAATGGCGTGGCCGACGTTGCCGAAAAATTCGCCGTATCCGAGAGTGTTGAGCAGACCCTCGAGGCCCGGATCATGGAATCCGCCGGCTTCCTCGGCATGGTCAACAGCTTCATCGTCACCGAGCAGATCGGCGAGAAGATCGGCCTGGGCAGCAACGGCCCCATCGCCGGACGCACCGACACCAACAGCGCCGACCGCGCCACCGCCGACGCAGCCACGACTGACGGTCACAAGTACACCTGCCTGCAGACCAACTTCGACACCCACATCCGCTATGCCACGCTGGACGCCTTCGCGAAGTTTCCGGACTTCCAGACCCGCGTGCGTGACGTGATCGTGCGCCAGCAGGCCCTCGACCGCCTGATGATCGGCTTCAACGGCACCAGCGCCGCGGCCACCACCAACAAGACGACCAGCCCGCTGCTGCAGGATGTCAACATCGGCTGGCTGAAGAAGCTGCAGACCGAGGCCGCTGCGCGCTACATGACCCAGGGCGCCAACGCTGGCGAGATCCGCGTTGGCGCCGGCAACGGCACCACCCTGCTGCCTGACTACAAGAACGTCGCCGACTTGATCGCCGACATGCGCACCAACCTGCTCGATGCATGGCACGCCCGCGACTCGCAGCTCAAGGTGCTGATCAGCGCCGACTTCGAGCAGGAGATCATCGGCGGCATGATCAAGAACTACGCCGAAGTCCCGACCGAGGCGAATGCCATGGCGATGCTGCTTGCCAACGGCAAGTATCTTGGCCTGCAGACCGAGGTGGTGCCGTATTTCCCGGCCCGCACCATCATGATCACCCGCATCGGGGCAGGCGGCGAATCCAACCTGAGCATCTATGCTCAGTCCGGCAGCCGTCGCCGCACCATCATCGACAACCCGAAGCGCGACCGCATCGAAAACTACGAGAGCGTCAACGAGTCGTACGTGATCGAAGACCTGGGCGCGGCCTGCGCGGCGGTCAACATCAAGCTGTGGAACGGCACGGCCTTCGCGTGATGATCAGCCCGGCCAAGCGACACTTCCAGCAGACAGCAGCGGCCCAGGGTGGCGCTTTTGTCGCCGCCCACAACGGCGCGCCGGTGGATGCCAACCTGTACGAGCTGATGCTCATGCAGCTGGCCGACCACAAGCGCAGCCTCAAGCAAATCCAGTCGGTCGAGCGCAAGATCGAGGCCAAGCGGGCCATGCTGCCGGAGTATGCCGCCTATATCGACGGCATCCTGCAGGCCGACAGCGGTCGGCAGGACGAGATCGTCATGACCATGATGGTCTGGTCCATCGACGTTGGCGACTTCGCCCGCGCCCTGCAGATCGGTAGCTACGCGCTCAGGCATGGGCTGCTGACGCCCGAGCAGTACAACCGCGACACCGCCACCCTGCTGGCCGAGGAGATTGCCGAGGCCAGACTGCGCGGCGGCCATGTGCCGGTTGAGGACCTGGTGCATGTCGATGACCTGACCGCAGGATGCGACATGCCGGACGAGGTGCGCGCCAAGCTCAAGCGCGCCCTCGGCGAGGCCTATGGCGAGGGTGCGCCCGCCCTGGCCGTGGCCTACCTCGAACGCGCCATCGAGCTCAACAAACACATCGGCGCCAAGAAGCTGCTCGACAGCCTCAAGCGCAAGGCCAAGGCCGCCGCCGAGGCCCCGGCCGTGCACCCGACCGAAGCTGCGCCGGACGAAGCCTCCGGCGACTGACCGCGTCCCCCCGCGCGGGGTCGGGGGAGGGTGCGAACAGGCCTTGCGCCTGCCGCTCCTCCCATACCCCGCACCTATCCATCAAGGTGACTCATGACCGTCTTTGCCCCCACCGTTGACCCCAACAGCACCGAAGGGCAGACGGTCTCCAACATAGCCTTCTTCCCTGCCATCAGCGTGGACGCCTTCCGCTCAACCACCCGCATGCAGGACACCGTGGCCGATGGCCGCGTGGTCCAGGCCATCCGCGAGTCCGTCATCACCACCAACCGCGAACTCACAGCCTGGCGCGCGGCGCAGACCGCCCTCGGTTATGCCGACATCGGCAGCGTGCCTGCGGATGCCTACGGCGACATCACCGAGCTCGAGCACCACTACCTGTCCGCCGTGTACGCCCACGCCAAGGCCCTGCTGATGGAGCAGTACCTCGACATCGACAGCACCGAGACCGGCCAGAGACGCGCCGCCGAATTCGACGGCACCGTGGACAGCTGGCGCCGTGAGGCCCGCGAGGCCATCCGCGCCATCCTCGGCATCCCGCGCGCCACGGTGGAGCTCATCTGATGGGCATCGTGGTGTACGCGCAGCAGGGCGACACCGTCGACCTCATCTGCCNCCGCCACTACGGCCGCACCGCGGGCGTCACCGAACAAGTGCTGGACGCCAATCACGGCCTGGCCGACCTCGGCCCAGTGCTGCCCATGGGCACCCGCGTCGAACTGCCTTCCCTGCCCGCGCAGCCGGTCACAAAACTCATCAACCTGTGGGACTGAACACATGACGGAACCGGCCACCACCGCAGGCGCCATCCTCGGCATCAAATTCGGCAGCGTCATTGCCGGGGCCGTGGGCGGCATCATCAGCCTGCACTACATCGAGGGACTGAACATGTGGGGGAGAGTGCTCGCCGTCGTCGCCGGTGCCGCCGTCGCGGGCTACGGAACGCCCGTCCTGTCAGGCTGGCTCAGCCTTGGGCAGGATGCCGAGAACGCCCTGGCGTTTTTTCTCGGCTTGACGGCCATGAACGTGATCCCTGGCCTGATCAGCGTGAGCGAGATGTTCAAGTCCGACCCGCTCGGCTTCATTCGTCGCCAACCTACCGAAAGGAGCACCGATCATGATCAATGAACAGCAGCTCGCCGAGCTGTGCGGCAACAAGCGCCGAGCTGCACAGTTCATCGGCCCGCTGGTCGAGGCCATGAACCGCTTCGGCATCGACACCCCGGCCCGCGCTTCAGCCTTCCTGGCGCAGCTCATGCACGAATCCGGCCGCCTGCGTTACACGCTTGAGCTTGCCAGCGGGGACGCCTACGAGGGCAGGCGCGATCTAGGCAACCTTCAGCGCGGCGACGGCCGGCGCTTCAAGGGGCGCGGCCTGATCCAGGTCACCGGCCGCGCCAACTACCGCGCATGCTCCATGGCCCTGTACGGCGACGAGCGCCTGCTCATCGCCCCCGAGCTGCTCGAACAGCCCGAGGGCGCGGCCCTGTCAGCCGCCTGGTACTGGTCAAGCCGCAACCTCAACGCCCTGGCCGATGCCGGCCAGTTCGGCCTCATCACCCGCCGCATCAACGGCGGCATGAATGGCATCGCCGACAGACTGGCGCACTACGACAAGGCGCGCGAGCTGCTTGGGGCCACCGCATGAACCCGCACAACCTCTACCAGTCCGGCCGCCCCAGTGTCCTGCGCCATCGCATCATGGTCCGCCTGCTCAGCGGCGCCCTGCTGTGGGTGACCGTGGCCGCCTGCCTTGTGGAGGCCGTCCGGTGATCCGCCTGCCGTCTGCCGATGCCATCGCCGCACTGATCGCCATGGCCATGCTGGCCGGTGCGGGCCTGGCCGGCTACCAGCACGCACGCAGCGCCTGCGAGGCCGAGCAGCAGCGCACCCGCGCGGACCTTGCCGACCAGCACCGGGCCAGCCTTGCGCGCGCCATCTCCCAGGCCGAGGAACAGGCCAGGGAGGATGCCGCCATACTGCAGGCCGCAGCCGAGCGCGAAGCCGCGCGCCAGCCCATCACCCGCACCCTCACCCGGGAGGTCACCCGCTATGTGGCGAGCCCTGCCTATCCTGACTGTCGCCTTGATGACTGCGAGCTGTGCCTCGCCCATGCCGCAGCCGCCGAAACCGATCCCACGGGCTGCCCCTGTGGGCCTGATGATCCCATGCCTTCCGCCGGAGGCCCCGGCGCAGCCGACCAAGGGCGCGCTGCTGGAGGCCTACGTGGAGACGGCAGCCCGGCTGCATACATGCCGTGACCGCGTAGACGGATGGATCGAATGGCAGGAGAAGGACCATGACCGACGTATCCGACCAGGCGACTGAATTCGAGGAGCTGCGACGCGACGCAGCGCTTGCCTCGCGCAAGCCAAGCGGCCCGCCACCCTGCGGCGAGTGCCACTTCTGCGAGGCGGAGCTTTCCGACCCGTCCGCCCGCTGGTGCGATGCGGACTGCCGCGACGGATGGGAAAAACGCCAGCGCGCCTATGCCCAGAGGCCGATTAGATGAACAAGCTCGAATCCCTGCGCGTCCACCTGCTGGCCATTCCAGGCGAGCTCAAGATCGACCCGGACGACCTGCTGACCTTCGCCGACCACGGCACGGTCTACAGCGCGGCGCAGGGCACCAACCAACATTTCGAATTGCGCTACAAGGCCAACATCATCGTGCAGAACTACAGCGGCCGCGCGGACCAGCTCATGTTCTGGCTGCTGCAGTGGCTGGCCGTGAACCAGCCGGACCACGCGCCCGAGGCCGTCGCGTTCCAGGCGGACCTGCTCAACCACAAAAGCGCGGACCTCAGCATCACCGTGGACCTGACCGAGACCGTCAAGGTGGAGCAGACCGAAGAAGGCATCAAGCTGCACCACTGCGATCCGAGTATCCCGCCAGATCTGCTCCCCGCCAATCCGTGGACGCTCT